GATGTAATTAAAATAAAAGAAAAATATAAATCTCATTATATCGACATAGATATCTCAGAAAAAGGATCAGTGATTATCAATGAATAATGTTCATATTGGAATTGTGTCTGGTTATTTCAATCCTATTCATCGAGGTCATCTAGAATATATCAATGCAGCAAAACAAGAATGTGATTTCTTAGTTGTTATTGTTAATAATGATCTACAAGTAAAACTCAAGGGTTCCAAGGAGTTTATGGATGAAGATCATAGAGTTGAAATAGTTAATAATTTAAAATCTACAGATATGGGAGTTTTGTCAATAGACAATTCACCATCTGTAGCACAAACTATTGGACTTATTAGGAGTTTATTCCCAGAAGAATATAATACATTTACATTTTACAATAGTGGTGATAGGAATCCAAATACCACAAACTCTAAAGAAGATTTAATCTGTATGCAACTAGGTATAAAAACTAAGTTTTTAGATTTACCTAAAATTTATTCTTCTAGCGAGTTGAAGAATAGTGTATATTAATAGTGTAAGATTTCTTTTTTTATAAGGAACTAAGATATGCCTTTAAAAAAATGTTCTCAGGATAAGAAAAGTGGATGGAAGTGGGGAGATTCTGGAAAATGCTATACTGGTCCAGAAGGTAAAAAGCAAGCTATTAAACAAGGTGTTGCTATTGAAGGTCCAGAAAAGTTTTCTAAAAAAGTCAAGGCAGGCGAGTTGGAAATAACAGAAAAAGATTATGAATTCCTTGATGATGCATTAACTCAAGCGGGTTTAGGTCTTGGCGATAGAATTGCTTATGCTATTGATTTAAAGAGGTATTTAAAATGAGTGATTACAATAGTCCTAGAGAATTGCTTAATGCCTACCGTAATGGTTTTTTAGGTGTTGAGTGTGATGAAGAGGATGTAAAAAAGTTACTTGGTGAACTTCCCATGCCTATGTTCGGTGCTGCTGCATATGAACTTTATGGTGCTGGAGAAGGTAAGGTTAGTGCCCCATTTAAATCTTTATTAAAGTTTGATCCCGATTTTGGTCCTTCTGAAAGACAGACCACTGGTGATTGTGTATCTCATTCTACTAGAAATGCTGTAGATATTACTAGAGCAGTAGAGATTGATATTAAGGGTGAGGCAGAATCATTTGAAGCGAGAGGTGCTACTGAAGCAATCTATCAGTCTAGAGGTCATAGAGGACAAGGTATGTCTTGTTCTGGTGCTGCTAGATATGTTCATCAAAATGGTGGTATTCTTTTAAGAAAAGATTATGGTAAAGTAGATTTATCTAAATACAACTCAAGTCTTGGTGCTAATCATAGAATACCAGATAGTATCTATACAACCGAAGCAAAGAAACATCAAGTCAAAACTATTTCTCTTATTAGTACTGTAACAGAAGCAAGAGATGCATTAGCAAATGGTTATGCTATTTCTGTTTGTTCTGGTTATGGTTTCTCAAGTAAAAGAGATAGTAACGGTATTGCTAAAAGAAGTGGTGGATGGTCACATGCTATGGCATGGATTGCTTGTGATGATAGTCATGAGATTTATAAGGAAACTTTATTTTTAGTTCAAAACTCATGGGGCAAATGGAATAGTGGTCCTAAAAGATTGGGACAACCAGATGGTAGTTTCTGGATTAGAGAAAGAGATGCTGCTGGTATGCTTTCTGGTAGAGGCTCATGGGTATTTAGTGATGTAGATGGATTTCCTGCTAGAGATTTACCTGATTATGGCACAGGAGATTACTTATAATGAATAAACTTATTGCATCTATTCTGGCATTGTTAGGTCTTGGTGTCGGAAGTGTTTCTTATGAACATTTAGATTTTAGACCAGAAATATCCACAAAAATGACACAAACATTACTTGATGGGGAAATAATTCCACCAAATCCTCCAAATGATAATGAAGATTGTCCATGTAACAAAAATACGGGTATAATTACTCATGGAGATGGACATACATCAAAATGTCCTTGTGATGATGGTGAATGTGGTTGTGTTAATAAACAAGAACCAGAACCTGAAACAGAAGATTGTGTTCAACAATCACCTACTAGTAGGTCAACCACAGGTCCATTCCGTAAATTTTTTAATAGGATATTACAATGAGTGATCCATCAAAACAAGTTGTAGATTTTTGTAATAAAGTTTATGACGATATTGATAATGACAAGTATGGATTTGATCCACTACTAGTTATTGCAATAGCCAATATTATTATTAACTTAATTAAAGCAATTCATATTATTTACTTTTCTAAATCACCAAAGAACATTTATAACTTCGTTAAAAAACGTGGATTAATGATGAGGATATTGATGAAGAGAGAAGTAAGGAAAGAAATGACAGAGTATACAGAAGAAGAAAGAGATGCCGTTATCTCTTCTATTAATAATGTAGTTCGTGACTATGGAGAGAACGAATTTAAAGATTTAGTTTCCTCAATTAGATAATGGGAGAAAAGTTATGGATAAGTTGAAGAGTTTGTTTTCTAGTCGTAGAGTTTGGGTTGCCATAGCTGGTGTTTTAGTTGCTTTGGCTGAACAAACAGGAATGAAGATTGATGCAGAAACAGTTCAATATCTTGTTCTATTGGCAGCATCTTGGATTGTTGGTGACTCACTAAGAAAGACGGAGTAATATTATGTTTGGACTTGATGTAGTTCAGTTGGTTCTTGTCGGTATTGGTATTGCTATTGCTGTTTCTATCTTTTTAAAAAACGATAAAAAAGATAATACGGAAACCAAAGTGGAACCAAAACCAGAAGTTCCTGTGAATGCTTCTGTAACAGTTCATGAAGATAAAGATGGTCATGATTTTTTATGCCTTGTTGAAAAATGGTATAGTGTAAAATCATGTGCTCATGAACTAGGATTGCATGATGTATGTAAAGTTCTTGATGATCAGGTCTTTCCTTTGTTGAATACAAAAAGGGAAACTGAACCAGAAAATGATCCAGAACCAGATGAGGTTATGCCATTATGAAAGATTCAACAAAATTAACCATAGCCCTAGTTCTTATTGCTGCTGGGTTACTGTGGCCTAAAATTAAGGAATCAGTATTTACTCCTGACGATAACTTTAGTTCAGTAGTAAATGTAGTGTTTGAAAAGGTTGATGAACCATCAGATGCTATGAAGGAAACCGTTTCTGGTATTAGTGATTTAGTTGTTGGTGATGATGCTGATGTTGATAAAATCAGATTGGCACAATTCTATGCTCAACTCTCACATGTAGTTAGAAATGAGCCGGGATTGATTAAAACAACCGAAGAGTTTAGAACTTACAATTCTTACAGTGGACAGATAAATTTTGCTGGCATTTCTCTTAAAGGCAAATATAATGGTCTTGGACAAGCAGTAGATCAAGCAATTGTTAATACTATTGGATTGGAAAATACCACATTAGATGCAGACAAGAGAGATGATCTTGCTAAGGTACTTGCTGCTGTTTCATGGGAGTTGTGGCATGAGCAATGATGAAAGATTTGGTTCAGGAATTGTAGAGAGTGTAATCAATAGTATTCTGGCAAAATATAATATTACGCCTGAAGATATTGATAAAGTTAAATCTATTGTAGATAAGGTTGAGGTTACTCAAGTTGGATCATCTACAGTAATTGAGATTAATCTCAAAAAACTCAAGATTGTAATTGACAGTTAGTGAATTAGAACGTATAATTTGATAATCAAAAGCGTTTTTAGTGTTTCTTCACTTTTTATAGAGGATTGTTTCATGAGAACTAGTGAAACTACAGATTGGAATGTTTTGTTGGGATGTGATAACACTTTGCAAGCAGTAGCAGACTTTGCATTTAATGATGTGTCTGCAAACGCTACAACTGAAGCATTGGCATTCACTGATGCCGCTGGTCAGTTCCGCAACTTGCTTCGTTCCAACGGAGCACAATACGCCCGTCGCCTTGCTCGTAAGGCTTTACGTTATCGTGGTTATGATGTTGTTTAGGAGATTTGTATGAGTGATTTGAATCAAGTTATTATTAGTGGTCGCTTGACTAGGGATGCCTCTTTGAAGACTCTTTCTTCTGGGTCTTCTGTAGCAGAACTTTCTGTTGCGTCAAACCGTATTTGGAATGATCGTAATGGAAATAAGCAAGAGGAAACCGTATTCGTAGATGTAGATCTATGGGGCAAGCAAGCAGATTATTTCGGTAACAATCTAAAGAAGGGTGACTATATTATGGTAACTGGTCGTCTTCGTCGTGAGAGTTGGGAAACTGATGGGCAAAAGCGTTCAAAGATTTCTCTTCGTGCTGACAAGATTGATCTTCCTCCAAAGGTTGTTAATACTACACCTGCTCAAGAACCAGAGGTGAATTTTGATGAACCAGTTGGTTCAACTCCATTTTAGTTGATTTCTTTTTATAGAAACCCATCAGTGATGCCGTTCGCTGGTGGGTTTTTTTAGGTATTATTATGGATAAAACTATTAGTAAGAAAGTAATCCTAAATACCCTTGATTTGTTTCAAAATCAGTTCGGATGGATTACTGATGAAGATCAAAAAGCAATCTTTATGGATGAGTTTTTAACCCTTAAAGATTTTGAAGATAACGAATTTACTGTAAGAACAGAAATAAAGGATGAACTTTGGAAAACTGATGGTAGAATTAGGTATAGTACTATCATCACTTCTGCTCATGATGACTATATTAATTATGACATCAATACCGAAGTTGATTACTTTGTTTTTCTAAATAAGAAATGTGATCAAGCATTTATATGTAAAAGAGAAGATTTAGTGCAAAAGGATAATCTTATCTTTAGGAATATGGAACATAAAGGTAAGACACATTACAATAAACCCTGTTATGAAATACACATGAGTATGTGTGAACTTTATGAAAAAAGAGAGGATGGATGGTATGAAAAAGATTAATGTTATGGCAGCAGTAAATCCTTTAGGTTATGGTGTTGCTGGTTTAAACATCTTGAAGGAACTAGATAAGATTGCTGATGTAACTCTGTTTCCTATTGGTCAACCTCAACCAACTACTCAAGAAGATGCGGACCTTGTGGGTAGATTACATAATAAGCAAAGTGATTTTGATCCTTCTGCTCCTTGTGTTAAAATTTGGCATGAGCATAGTCTTGCTGAAAGAATTGGCAGGGGTAAATATTATGGGTTTCCAATCTTTGAACTTAATAAATTTGACCAGCGTAGATTAAAAAATCTAGAATGTTGTGATGAAGTCATTACATGTAGTAAATGGGCAAGGGATATTGTTCTTGAACAAACTGAAAGACCCGAAAACCAAGTCCATGTTGTTCCTCTTGGTGTTGATAGAAATGTGTTCAATGAAGAGAAAAATAATGTTTCTGGGACTCAGTTTGTAATTTTTAATTGTGGCAAATGGGAAGTCCGCAAGGGTCATGATATTTTATTTAGAGCATTTAAAATGGCATTTCCAGATGATGTTAGGGATGTTAAACTTTTCATGATGTGTTCTAATCCTTTTCCACAAGCACAACAACAGTCTCAACAGTTTGAGAATATGTATGCTTCTGATATCAGAGTAAAACTTGTTCCTAGAGTTAATACTTCTGAAGAAGTTGCACAGATTATGGGACAGGTTGATTGTGGTGTTTTCCCAGCAAGGGGAGAAGGTTGGAATCTAGAACTACTAGAAATGATGAGTATGGGCAAGCCAGTTATTGCTACTGCATATTCTGGACATACAGAGTTCTGTAATGCACTCAACTGTTCTCTTGTTGATATTGAGAAAACAGAACCAGCATTTGATGGTGTTTGGTTTGATGGTAAGGTTGGAGA